GGCTCTAATATTGGCTTTTGTTGTATTAGAGCTTATTTCTGATGTAGCTTTAGTGGTTAACGACTCTCCTGGGTAGTTCCTTACTTTGGTTACTACGTTTACTGAACCTGAGTTGGTGTCTTGTAAAAAACGTATGTCAGGTATAATGGAAGATATAGAAGAAAATTGGTCGCCGTCGCCTATATCAAAGTCGCTAGATTCTATAAAAACATTGGTCATAGCACTACCATCATCATTAAAACCTATTTCATGTTGGTAAACGTAATTATCGTTTGTAGCTTGTGGAAAGTTTTCTACTCCAGAATCTAACCAAGCGTGTCTTTCTAAATTTCCGTAATACCAAACTTGTTCTTGTGTGTTGTAAATAACGTAGCGATCTATCTCGGATGCTGAAGAAGATGGATAAAACCAACCCACTTCATTATTTTCACTATTGGTAAAAGCATGTATTTTAAAAGCTTGTCCAACGTTAAAATCAGAAAATACGTAATCCAATACAGAACAAGGTAATTTTTGCACACTGCCGTTGTAAATATAAAAACTTCCGTAACTCATAAAATATATGCCAGCGTCCCCTGTAACGGCTGCTTTAGGCCCTATTAAACCTGTAGCTTCGTTTATTAAATTAACAGCAAAAGTAAATGGAGGACCTACGAATTGCATGCTGTAAACAGAAGTATCACTAAATATAACTATTTCTTGTCTGGACTTAACAGCTCCTACAATTTTAGAACCGCTTGATAAACGTAAAGATCCTGCGGTATTTGTAATTAATGGTTCAAATTCTAATGCGTTTTCTTGGTCAGAAAAAGCAATAAGCATCGGGTCTATAGACCCAGTTCTTGAGCTGCCCACAATAGGATCGGCTCCCAATACTATTAAATGCCTGTCAACTTCTGATGTAATTACTTGCAAACCAAGTGTCGGTACCAAATTGGCTCCGCTTATACCAGATAAATCTACTGCTCTTGTATCAATTCCATCGTTTTGTACCCACTTGTAAATACCACCGCCACGCGGATTAATAATTAAGTCTTCACCAAAATTATCGTGCGTCCAAAGTCTTAATTGTCCTGTAGCACTAATAGCAGTTGTTGATCCAAAGTTGCCTGATCCCCAAGTCCCTGATCCCCAACCAGCAGAGGGTACATAGGCATCTAATCCTACGTTTATTTGATAAGCACCATCCACACCCGCACCACCGTTACCACTGTCGCTAGAGTTGGCTGTTACTGTTGCACCGCTAGTATCTTTAGCAACTATTGTGTAAACGTTTGCTGAAGTGACTGAAGAAACTTGATATTCTTGATTAAGTACAGCAGCGGTTACAACGCCACCTAAAGTAGCAGCTCCTGATATAGTTACAAAATCATTTACTACAACACCATGCGAAGAGTCGGTAACAGTTAAAATAGAAGAGCCATTAGTCGCTGCAAAAACAATACCGTTAGTCGTGGTTGCACGTATTGGAGTAACGTCGTTGTAAACGTCTCCTTCTTTTACGTAATATTTAAAAGTAGTGCCTAATCCTAAATAAAGATTGCTACCCAAGCTCATCCAATTGTGTAAAGCTCTTGTTGTTCCTAAAAAAGTATTGGAACTTAATTTTTCCCAACCGCCAAATTTTTCTACGTGTCCGTTTCTAAAACGAATTAAGTTTCCATCAAACCAACCGCCCTCGTTGTCGTAAGCCGTACCTTCTCTGTTTATTCCAGGTCTTAGTGTTAATTTGGTGTATGCCATTTATACGTTTCTCCATTCTTTTTTTTCAAACAACAAAGCTTCTGCTTCTCTTCTCCTTACCAAACCATTTAAGACAACACCCCCAGCTTTGTTCCAACGTTTAATTTCTTGTGGAACTTCTTTGTATCTTTCTTGATTGAGAACAGTTAATAAAGTTGAATTTTTTAAATTTGTTGGACCTAAGTTATATACCCACGAACACAAAGCATCAAATTGATTTTGTTCTAACGGCACTTTAACCATGTTATTAATGTACCCTTCGTACTCAGGCATCTCTTCAGTAAGCATAAACTCTGCGTGCTCTTGGTTTATTTCATCACCTTCCTTTACTTCTTTGGTGTGGCCGTATCCAATTGTCCAAACTCCCACACTGTCTTGGTATGCTTTTAGTTCGCACCCTTCAAATCTTTTAATTAAAGCTATACCTTCTTGTGATATTTTCATTATATTGCTACTACTCCTGTCAGAAGAGCTATTAAAAGAGTTGCCATAAAACCAAAAGTTCCAAACGTTGCCATCTTTAAAGTTCCATTTAGTTCGCTCATTTGTTTTTTTATTTCGGCAGTTTCTCCAAAAATAGTTTTCCATCTTTCTTCGCACTTTGCTTCGTGTGTTTTAAGATCTGATGCTACATCATGTGCAGTTGTTCTATTCGCCATCTTTGTTATCCGAGCTGTGTGATGCACCAAAATAAAAACTAATAATAGCGGAAGCTAACCCACCTAAATAACCTAACACTAAGTTAATTAAAGCTTCGCTGTTTTGTTCAGGCGGTTGAAGAGTAACAAGGAATATGTAGCCCATGAATCCCCCCACAACAACAAGACCCATTATTCTGGCTGTCCAATCTTTACCAAATTTTCCTCTAGCGTCTTGTATGTCAGCAGTTTCTAATTTAAACACATCCACTTCAAGTTCTTTCATTTGCAACTCAAAGCCTTGCTCTGCCTTTTTAAGCTCTAACATTTGCTCTGGAGTTGCTGCTTGTATTGCTTTGTTAATAGATTTTGGATCTGTTTGACATCCAAGAACTCCAGCAATTACAGAAGCTGCTTGACCACCTAACGGCCCACCTAACGCAGAACCAAGAGTAGGAGCTAAAGCACCTACAACATTTTTTATTAAGTTAAATTTCATAATTTAGTTTGCCAAAGGGTTATCGTCTTGTTTATCTATCTCAATCCAGATTCTTTCAACGTCACTTGTTAATGAAGCAACGCTTGCCTTGAGGTCGCTGTTGTCTGGAATAACTAATCCGTCTATTGACTTGTTCATGTAATCAACAGAAGTTTCTATAGCTACAAACCTTTCTTCAATAATCTTTTGAGCATCTTCTGTGTCACTTATTCCACCTATTTGTGCTTCTAGGTTTTCTAATCTATTAACGTAGGTAGCTCCTGTATAGCCAAAGCCTGCTAAAGTACCGATAATACCTACCAACGCTATTAGTTGTGTTGTTTTGTTTTCAAACCATTCCATACTATTTTCCTAAAGAGTAGGTTGAGAGTTTATCATCTCTCCTAAAGTATTCAAACTGGTTCCAGCCAACTCATAAAACGCTTGAGTGTTGTCTGCTATTGAAGCATCGGCGTATATGCTTCTAGGTTCGTACCACGTCTGTTGATTAGGGATCTGTGCGTCTCTGTAGGAGTTAAACCCTGGCACATAACCTAAGTAAGCTACTAACGCAGATTGATCTCCGTACTCGCCTGTTTCTTCTTGCTCTTGTTCTGCTTGATCTTGCTGAGACTCAATGTTTTGTGCAATTATTTTATCAGCTACTTGGTCTGCTTCGCTTGCAGTCATTACTCCTGATACTGCTGTGTCTATGTCTCCCTGCATGTCTTGTACTTGCACTTCCGCCATGACTACTTGTGGTGAGTCATCTACCGTTGGCATTGGAGTTACGAAAACAGAGACACTGCCTGTACCACCTCCGCTCATAGAAAGAACTTGGTTGGTCTGCATATTAGAGGAGGCTATTTGATCCGATCTACTCGGAGAGTTACTTGTATTACTACCACCACTAGAATTAGTTCCTGCATTATTAGAAGAACCGCTTGCGTAACCGCCGCTATTAGATCCAGAATAACTTCTTGTTGTGGAGGCACTGACGTTGCTTACACTATCAGTTGCTGTTCTTATTGTTCCAGCAACTATGGATAAAGCCGATACTCTTACTGAGCTTTTTTCTTCGTTAGGACTGTTTTCTTCTTCGGCAAAGAGTTCTTCTTCGGCAAAGAGTTCTTCACGGGCTTCTTCACGGGCTTCTTCTTGAACTTCTTCATGACTATCTGCCAATCGTTCTTCAATACTTTCTTCAGCCTCAGCCAACTCTTCTTCAAAGTGCTCTTCAGCTTCTTCCATAACTTCAAACTCTTCTCTTTCAATTTCTTCATGTTGTAATTCCTCTATTATTATTAATTCGTGTGCGACTATTGTTGCATCCATTGGCAACATATCATAAGTAACTATTTCATACGGCTCCTGTTCTGTATCCCAAACATCCATTAAGACATCTAAATCGTCGTAGGAAGTCATAGGCGTAGATTCAAAGTCTACCATGCCATCATCCCCAAAAGCTATATCCGTTCCGAACCATTCGTCTACCTGTTCCTGACCAAATTGTTCCGTATCAAGTTCGTACCAGTCTGCGTCTGTGAATCCTTCACATCTGTTTTCATAGCATGGGTCATTAGGGTCTAACCATTCGTCATACTCTTCGTCATACCACATGTCTTCTTCGGTATAACCATAATCTTCTTCTTCACTATAGTAGGCAATGTTATCTTCCTGTCTGTAACTTGGACAGAACGGAGCATACTGTGGGTTCTCATCACATTGTAAATCGTCATAGGCATCCCAATAGTTAGGACATTCTTCGCTATGCAATTGTGTTAATCCACACTCTTGACTCAAGTATGCAGAAGCATAACCTGAACAACTTGAATTATTAAGTGGGTCACTACAGTCTATAGAGTTACCTGTTCC